TTGTTTGCCTCTCTGCCTAAAACAATATTTATGATTTTCAAAAGATAAGATTGACTATTTTGGTAAAATGTTTATGTCGTAGAATTTAGCCATAGTTTCGTATGCTGTGCCGTCCACTAATTCTGCGTTTTCAAACTGTATGTTTGTTAAGCAATTAAACAATCTACCACGATCATTGTCGCTAGGGTAATACAAGTCATTTATCTGTGAAATTTTATTTGAACTATAATTTTTCAATACTCCGGGCACTAAAGATATCACAGGTATTCCTTCACGCAACACTTCGGTAACAGCCATGGTGTGTAAACTTATCACGCAATAAATGTTCTCCAATGTATCACAAAATCCTCTGGAACCTCTTGCTTTCTTGTTGACCTTTTTTCTTATTTTAATTGGTCTATCAGTATATTTTTTTACTTCAGCAACTGTTTCGTCGATCCATTGATCAACACTTTTCTTAATATCATAAACGTCTAATCCATTCTGGCTTGGTGCGACTATGTAAACTTGTTCACCATTTTTCTTCATTGGACGTAAAGGCATATTGAATTTACAGAAACGTTTATTATCCCATTCACCTTTTATTTCTTTTATTTGATTTTCGTTAAAAGTTAATCTCCAGAATCTTGGTTTCCACCAATTACAATATCCTTTTTCAACATTAAAGTAGTCGATATCTCTTTCCGCTAATTCTTGATGTAATCTAAGTCCTGTGTCGTGTCCACCAACTCCACCTAGTATGACCAAGTCGCCTTTTTCAAATTTAGTGTCTTTCTCAAGATGACCATACACCACTGGAATACCTGCCCTTCTATGAATGGAGTTTGCTACCCATGTGGCAGTTCTGTATGATGTTCCTTCGTCTAAACTTTTTGGAAGTATAATTCTATTGTATTCTTTATCCATCTTCTCCAAGATCCTTTAAGAATTCTCTCAATTTAGTTCCATCTGTATCAGTTTTTATTCTGCCTACTGTGTCACCTTTTGTTGGATCTGGGGGAGTAAGTGCCTTAGTGTCTGCGTCATCTGTGACTGTCGAAGTTTTCTTTAATGAATTATAAATTGTGCTTTTACGTTTATCAAATTCTTGATATTCTGAATCATCAGAAAGGTCTCTTATTCTTAAACTGTCTACATCAAACTCTAAATCAATCTTCATACCAACACCGCTAGAACTTCTAGTTTTCATAAGTTGTATCTGATATCTGCCACGTTCTCTCATTGCTCTACTTGTGAATATACCAAACACATTGTCAGCAGTTTGTATTTTACTTAAACCACCTGCTATGTGCGAATGATCAAATTCTATTTCTTCAACTGCACCTCTGTTCAACTGTGATGCTGTTACAAATATGACATTCAATTCCATCGCCAAGTTTCTAAGTTCTTCTGATACAAATTTATCTTTTACAAACAAATCACTTGGACTTACTTTTTTATTGATTGGCATCATTAAATCTAAATAATCTACAAGTATAACATCCAGTTTTACACCCGTTTTTATTTCATATTCTTTAATCCAACTTCTTAAATCATTTGCTGTTTTGCCACTTGGCATATATTTTATTTGTAACTTCCCTGACTTCTTACCAAGCAATTTAACTTTCATTTCTACGCCATCTAAATCTTTGAATATTTCTTTTGTTGGAATATCTGTGAGCATCGAATCAACCCTCATACTGACAAGTGGTTCGCTTAATTCAAATGTTACATACGCAACATTCATACCATTTAAAATCCAATTACATCCTAAGTTTGCCAAGAATAAACTTTTACCTGCACCACTACCACCTGCAAATATATTAAGTTCACCTTTGTTGAATCCACCAAATAATCTTTTATCCAGTGTTGTCCAACCTGTACTGACCTGTCCATTTTGATTCTTAAGACCCATCAATCTTGATTTAGGATCATCAAAGTAATCTGTTCCCAAGTCCTTGTGTAGTCCAATTTGTACTGCCTTTTTGACCAAGTCTTCGACTGGACCATATTCACCTTTTTCCAGCATATCAGCAGATTTTAATATCGCTCTTTCTAAACTTTTGTGCCTTACGAAAGTTTCAAAATCATTTAATAACCAATCAAAATGTTCTTCAGTAAGTTGTTCTGTTTGTTTCAAATCTACATTGCAAGACTTATTAACCATCTCATATGTTGGAAGTTGATTGTACTCTGTTACGTATTTGTTTACAAATTGTGCTGTGTCTTGAAGTTTGCGGTCAAATAAAGAAAAGTCAAAAATAGATTGACAACGCACAAAAGTTTCTGCGTTTGCCAACATCATTTCTAGATATAACTTTTGTATGTCATATCCATAATCTTTATTCTGTTTCGCCATGTTCCTTATTATACCACATTTTATCTTGAAAGTCAATGTGTCTGTTGTATTTGGCAAGGACTGCCCCTACACAACTTCCAGGGTCGCCTGGATTTTTTGGAACCCATATATCATCCCAAACCGATTCCAATTTTGTACGTGCCGTTCTATTCAAAGCACACCCGCCAACCAAAACTATGTTAGAAGTTTTGATGTGCATTTGTATCCATGAACTTGCACACATTAATACCTGTTCAAAAATATGTTGTGTTGAAGCGGCAATGTCTGCCATATCTTGTTCTGAATTTAATTCTGGTCTCCACCAATTACATCCTCTATGGAAATTAAAATGTGTTTTAAATGGAAATCTAGACTTAACTAATTCTTCCATAAACATTCTGTAATTTTTCCTCCAGTTACCTTTTTTGGCAAGTTGTTCAAATTTATGTTCTTCGGCATTTGCTTTTAGTCCAACTCTTTGAGTCATAGCAGAATAAAATAATCCAATGCTATGAGGATAGGATTGGGTATAAACTTTTTTAAGATGGTCACCATGTCCATGCCATATTGTGAATGTTTCGAACTCTCCTATACTATCTAATACTACAACTGCGGCGTTTCTAAATGGTGATGTGTAGTAGCCGTAAGCGGCGTGACTGTGATGGTGATCAACATACTCGATAGGTACGTTGTGAACTCCTGACTTTGATAAAAAATTTTTAATATTATTTTCTTTCCACTTCCAACCTTGACCTGACTTTAACTGTCTTAATGTTTTCTTCCATGGTTTTTCATAGAAATAAATTTTTGCAGGAAAGGCCCATTTTGCATTTGATCTTACAAAAGCCATCATCTTAGGACACAGGGTAGGATCGCCAGGAATATTACTAAAGTCTTTTGACATACCGGCCCAATGTAGATTCATATGATAATGATCAGAGAGTCCTTGCACCCTCCACTCCATTACGGCAATACTTGCATCATGGTTATTTCCTGTTACTCCCCAAATGTACATAATCTTACTTGTATATAAATGGATCTCTTTTTTGCAGTTCTTTAATTTTTTTCTTATATTTTATACGATCTATAATCTTGATTATAGGTGCGAATATAAAAGAAAATACTTTCTTTATATAAACCATTTTTTCATCCTCAGTTTAATTTTTAGTTGCGATTCTTCAGCGTTCTTTACAATCGAATATAAAGTATGCAGTCTACCATATTTACACACGGCATCATTAACATCTCCAATATCTTGACTCCAATCAGGCATACTGACACTCCAGCCAGATTCCATAGCATCATAGACAAGTTTCTGCCCTGCCTCATCTCTATCAGGAACAACTATTACGTGTTTGCCTAAACTGTTTAGTAGTGCTGTTTGTTGTTCTTTTATTTCACTACCCAATAATGCGACACCATCTATGGCAATAGCATCAATTGGACCTTCAACTGCAACCACGTATTTTCTATCATCTGTTTGTTCATCTATGTTAAAAACATACCCTGGTTGTTGTTCTGACAAATATTTTACTTTGCTTTCCACAACTTTTCTTGCTGTGTAGCCTACTACTTTCTCTCTATAATAGAAAGGAATAATTAATCTATCCCTGTACCCTGCTTCCGGAGTCCAATAAAAATCATAATCATTTAAATTTAATTTTCTAGTAGCAATATATTCTAAAACTTTAAACAAGTCTTTGTCTATGCCACCAGGCTCTAGTGCTTTGTAGTCTGCCCATTCATGTATAGGCTTAGACTTTGCTGGCAATTCTTTAGATACAAATTTAGGTAGTGTTATAAATGTTTTATGTCCTGTCACATCAGTTTTGGTTTGTAGGACTTGTAGTGCTAATTTTGTAATGGTGTCATCTGGAACGTTTAACCATCTCATAAATTTTTTCATTTTAAAAGATAGATTACGACCATTCCTCCAACTGGTTTTAAATCCACAGTTGAAACAATGGAAACTTACACCTTCATCTGCATTTGCAATCAATCCGCCTCTTTGTCTAGTGTCAGGAGTTGTGCCATTATGCTCACAACAAGGAGCATTGAAAGCCAACCATCCACTAGGAGTTTGTTTGCGTTTTGCAGGCAAGTAAACTTGTAATGCATCAAACACAATATTCATGCATTAATAATATAACCTTTTGGTTAAAAAGTCAATTAATTTCGAACGAGGATTTTGGAAACACTACCAGATGTAAGTGTATGTTTGAATCTTATGTGACTGAACACACCATTGAAGTTTCTGTATACCAAACTGTCCGAAGCGGACGCTGTGAAAGTATCCAAATCGCTCCAGTTAGATGTGCCAGCATTTGTATCTAATGTGCCTTGAACAATAATAGTTCCTACTGCACTTTCCAAATAATATGCCGCTGTATGCAATGCTGAATTACCATTAATGCCTGGTTGAGCATCAACTGTTGAGGAAATATAGATACCGCTTGAAGGATTATCTTCAGTGAAAGTGGTAACTGATACAGATGCTAATGGGCCTGGAAACTCTTCTGATTGCACTTTAATTGTGCCTCTGTTATTGAAGTTTGTTCCTGAATTTAACAAAGTTTTAGCACTTGTACTATCATTTTCTAAGAATACAGTGTATGAAAGATATTGTGCTGGAACATTTAACAGATCATTTTCACTAATTGTAACTGTGAAATGACCTTTCTTTGTTGTTGCTGTCTCGATTATTGTACCGTCTCTTTCAACTAACAATCTGTTATTTTCGTCGTACAATTTAAATTTAGGCGTGTATGTGTTAAGGATTGATACGGCTTTTTGATCCGCATTCAGTACATTGAACTGAAGTGTGTTATCTATTCCTCTTACAACATTAATATCTCTTGTGTACACTGGTCTATACTCCGTTACTTCTCCAGCCAGATTTGCTATCAGGCTTACACTGTTATTTAATAAATATTTTGGCACAAGTTGCATAATCTTTAATAATTTTATTGTATTTATTGGTTTTATAATGCTGTTAGACGACATAGAGAAGAACTATCCTTTCATTTCCGTAGTAGAATACGGTGGGCAGGAATATGTGGGCGTTATAAACAATCAAGACAATTCAATTACCAGTATGTTCATATTCACCGACATACCTAATCCTGAAAACAAGGAAAAATTTATAGATTTGTGTAAAACTTGGTGGTTTGAATCCAATCGAATGATTCCAATTGGAATATTTTTACGGCAAGAAATGGAGGCATTTAAACCTGTTATGATGATAATGAATACCAAAGATGTGCAAGTAAAAATTGGACCTGTAACAAGTTTAAGTAATCTTGCTATGAAAAGAAGCAAGAGGAAGTCGGTTCAGTTAGTGAGAAAACCAAAGTAGTTAATCAAATAAAAGTTTCGCTAGACGTTTATTACCTTTTTTATCAAGATAATTTTTTACCCTTTTAACTTTCCAATCCTCGTAAGGGAAAACATATGTAGGATGATCGGTCTTGTCTTTACCCCATTTAATCTTATTCCAAATTCTTTCATGTCCATAGTATAAGAACATTTTTGTTACAACTTCTATGCCGGCTATGGCGCCAGCCATACTAATTGTTCCTGTGATTAACCATGAAATAAGAAACGTATCACTTGTTGCAAGTATACGCCATGATAATGTCTTTGCTAAACTTCTACGTGCTTTGCTTTTCATTTTTTTCTAATTGCTCACAAATTAAATTCATATGAACAACTACCGCGACTGCGTAAGATGTTGCATGGGATTTCTTAAAAAAATATTTGTCATCCGTTGGTTTTACCCAAACTTCTTGCATAATTTTATCCCACGACTCATTCAACAAATATCTCTTGCTTGGTCTTATAATTGCCAATACCGCCGCCAGTTGTTTTATGTTTCTTGGTTTTAGTTTTTTTAATATTTCTGAGTGTCCATTAATATGGAATACTTTGTCTACAAAGTCTTGTGCTTCGAGCAATTCCCAAACTGGTTCTTTGTTCATTAAAGTTTCTAAATGTTTTTCATCTTTTATATCTTTGTAAATGCTAACGTTCAAGCAATCTATCTTAAAATATTTTCTTTGTTCTGCTGTGTCATAATCTAAAGTACTAAGATTTGTAGCAGGATCATGCGGAACTTCTGTGAAGTAAACACCAGTGTTGTGTTTCTTTCCGTTATCTAATTTTGCTACTCTATGTTTCAACTTATCAAGTAGATCATTTCTATCTGCAAAGTCTATATCTATATCAGGCATTGACTACCTCTCTTAATTTTGATTTTGGAACATCAATGTGTCTTTTATCGCACACTTCATATATAACACAAATATTACATTTAGGTTTTTTACTTGTACATACTCTTTTTGCATGAGTAATTAATTGCATATGAGCCGCATATTTGTACTTGTCAGGAGTTGTGTCATTTACTGTAATTGCACTCTTGCTTTCATCTAAAGTATCTGTCCAACCTAATCTCCATAATAATCTAAACACGTGGGTATCAACTGCTATGTTAGGAGCACCCCAAACAAATCTCATCATTATGTCTGAACTTTTTCTGCCAACGCCAGGCAGATCCATAAGTTCTTTTTGTGTTTGTGGAACTTTACCATCATATTCCTTTAATAGTTTATGACTTGTTGCAAGTATATTTTTTGATTTTGCATTGTGTAATCCGGCAGGACGTATTGCTTCTATAATTTTTTCTCTGGAAAGTGTTATCATCTTCCCAGGAGTATCTGCTAAAGAGAATAATTGTTTGCAGGCGATTGCTGTCCTTTTGTCTTGACTTTGTGCTGATAACATTACGCCTATCAAACTAGTGTAGGCTTCTTTGTGTATTTTTGCCGCTGGCTTTCTGTTAGAGTATTTGGGCCAATAGTTGCCTAGTTTATCGTAAATGTATTCAATCTGTGTTTGTGTCTTCATCTAATTTCTTTACTCGCCTTGTATGCCTTCCTTTTAAAAATTTAGTTTTAAAAAATGCCTCTATCATATATTTTGCGGTCTCAAAATCTACGTAGTCTGCACCAATACATAATACATTCATATCGTTGTGTTGTCTAGCCTGTTCTACATCAAAGACGTCAAAGCACACTACTGCTCTTGCACCTTTGAATCTATTTGCCTGTATTGCCATACCAAAACCACTGCCACAAAATAAAATAACCCTATCATCTTTATCTAAAAATCTGCAGGCTTTTTTGGCTATATCGTTGTAATCTGTTCTCTTATTTTGATATATGCCTATATCATGGAACGTAACAATATCGTCCATGCACTCGTCGATTGGACATATCCATTTGGATACTTGGTCCTTAAGTTCCATACCTCTGTGATCAGCGCCTATCGTTAGATCTATCATAATGTTAATTTACTATGTCCTCCACCTATTTCACCTTTAACCCATACATTGAAAGACAATGTATATCTTTTTTCGCTAGGATTTGTGTTTACATTGACACTGTGATTTAAGAAACTAGGAAACATAATTAGATCCCATTTCTTAGGACACACAGCCATTTGTGGTTGATGATATAGATAACTTCTTTTATTTGTATAATCAAATTCGTCTTTGTGATCTAAACGCACTGTATCTGTAAAAATATTATTATGATTTTTATCTTTGTGGAATACTATATTTGCTGTATCTTTGCAATCAGTCAAAAATAAAACTCCGGAGAACAAACTATTACTGTGATAGTGTTGATCAATAAAGTGATTTTGTTCATACCTATTACTCCAACTTGTAGTCATAATAAAATTGTGTTTAGGATGTAAGTCCAGGTAACCATGTAAAAATTCGCTTACTTTATCCATTAATTCAGTCTTTAATGGCAATAAATTTTCTTTGTCTAACAAATAATCATCTTCTGAAATGTAACAAACTTTGTGAGATCTTTCTACGTAATTAATTTTATTTTTTATAAAGTCTTCACTTTCTTTAAATTCCTTTAATTGTGTTTGACATAAAGGTATACCAAACAGTGGTACTACATTATTTTCATTTATCATAATCTTGCTTCCTTTGTAACCTCTTTGACCATCTCTACATCTGCTGGTAATCTTTTAAAACGCAATGACCAATGACCGGGATCCATAATTGGATACACAATTTGTAGTTGTTCATCATTTAATCTAGTCATCATATCTTTTCCTGTTCTACAGTTTAAAATTAACCACGGACTAACTTTACCATCCTTTATGTCCATCACTGCCCTGTTAAGACTTACATACTTAAAATAGTCATGCCATGGTGCTTCTTTTTCATCACCCCAATCCATCATTGTTTTTATGGATCGTTCCATTGCCGCTTCGACCTTTTCTCGAAGTATTAAATCTATAGCATATTTTTGATACATTTCCTCTCTACACCAATGATCTAGTTTCACTCCGCTTGTCACAACATAGTCTATATATTTTGATGGATACAATGGTTTTACGTTGCTTAAAAAACTGCCAAACTTAACAAATGCTGTGTAGTAAGGACTTTTGCAAAACTCTTCATAAGTTTTTGGCTTTTGTGCCTTCTGGCACAGTTCATAAAATCTTACAAATGTTTGATAACCTAATTGCACACGTCTTTCATCTTTTTGCAGAAATCTTCTTTTTTGTTCACACATATGCACCGCTAAAGTTTTTTCTTTAGTAAATTTTGCACCACAGTATGGACAAGTAAATAATTTTTCTATCATAATTGTTTTTTAATTTGTTCCTTTGTCATTCCAAAGTCTTCTGCTAATTGTTTTAAATCTTTTGCACTGTTTATTTTTGCTAATAAATTAATTTCATCTGCTTTTTTAGTTGGATACAGTTTTTCCAAGAACTTAATTGCTTTTGCTGTGCCTGGACTTGTTTTAAATTTATATCCTATCCATTCATGATATCTAATATTTTTCTTGTCATTTGCAGTCATACAAAGTAGATACCATAAAAGTTTTTTGTGTTTTGTTAGTGTGAAAAAGTTTTTGTTATAATATTGATTAGTTTTTAATACTTGCAATTCTTTGTCTTGTTTACTGCCTTTAACAGCACTGGCATATCTATTCAGCAAATAAAAGGATACTTGCTTACGTTCATCATCTGACAATTCGTCCCATACATTTTTGGCATTCATGTCTATTGCCGCTAACACATCTTTTAAAGGAAGTTTGTTAATTTTTTTGCTTACCATGTGTTTTCCTTAATTAATTCATATGTTAATTTTAACTTCTTTAGTTGAATTTGTAAAGACTTGTTTCCTTCGTTTGCATACTCTACTATTTCGGATATTTCGACTTCATTTAAATACCAATCTGGAAAAATTGGTTCTTCAATTAAAACACGTTCACCCTTGCCATCAATAGGTCGTGCATACACCGTGGCACCACCATCTGGACTTTCGTAAATCAGCGGACTTTCTTTTTTCTTTTTTGGCATTACAACAGTTCAGTATATTCTATACTTTCACATTGTCTTGAAATATCTTTAACAAAAAATGCACAATCAGGATCTTTGCTATTTGTCAAAGGCGTACTAATAAGTTGATTATTTTTCATTTTAGGAAAGTACCATTTCACCTCGTTATAAAAATTTATTACATTTACAGGAGCAAATTGTGCCTTAAAACTGCTTAACGGATTGAATATAAATGCTTGGAAACCTCTGTCAGCAATACTTGTTAGTGGCACAACGTCTACGGTGTTACTGTCTTCTAAATCGCCTACTGCAATACTCCAATCTAAAGGCATTGTGATTTCTCTGCCACCTATTTCCAAAACAATAGCAGGTGCACTGAAAGACTCTATGTATATTAATGGAATAAAGAAAAAGTCTGGTTCTTTAGGATTGCTGTTGTCAAGCACACTAAAAGCCATGTCTTCCGATACAGTTTCAGGCAACTTGTTTAAGTCATATGCGTAATTGTCGACTGTAAGTATTCTCATTAGTTCTCTCCGAAACTATTATCTTTTGTATCATAGTAAAAATATTTTGTGCCTGTCGTAGGAGCCTTGTATAGCGACTCCAATGGTAAATGTATACCTGATGTAAATGATGTGCCTTGATGGTTATCGCTTCCGTCTATGTTAATAGGATTGTCAACACTGACAATTGGACAGTTTGTTCCAAACGCCGCCATTCTTAACATTGCGTTGTGCATTTCATCATACATTGGTTTAATATGATCTCCTTGATCTTTTGCTGAATTACTTGCAAATAAAATTAAGTTCACATTTTCTTTTCTTAATTTCCTTGCACAGTTATCTCCACCGTCCCACCAATTTCCAGGAAGGTCATTACACAAAAGCACACCCACGTTTAACTCTTCGTCATTAATTTTAATTTTAATTGTTTGAGATCTATCCTCAGGCTCGATATTGTAGTCACACTGTGCCACGTTGTGTTTTCCAACATAACCAATTACTTCTCCTTCTTGAATGAAAGTTAGTTGATTTCTGTGGATACCATTGTTAAAATTACCGTCAATTTTCTTATCTTTATCATGTACCCAAAGGGTTCCTACTGCTATTCCTAACCCAGTCTTTTTACTATATTCTTTTAATTTTTCCATTGCTTCTTCTGTTGGACCACAAGTGTTCAAGTTCCAAGACATTGTATCATAACCACTTAATGCACACTCCGGAGTCAGTAGAAAATCCAGATTGTTTGTTACTGCCCAATCACAAGCATCTATTATATTTTTATAATTTTCCTGTACATTATTTGTAACAGGTATCTGTGCGGCTCCTATCCTCATAAATTTTTAATATATCTCCTTAATTCTTTGTCCTGAACGTTTGCAGGAATTTTATTTTTGTAAAATATTTTATAACTGTCACTACCGTATTTGCCTATTCCATATAAATCTGATGCCTCTTTTCCGTCCCAACTTAAAAAATCTACGCTCATGCCTCTTAATCTTTTTGCTCTAACTTTCCACATACCAAGTGGCTTCAAAATTCTTTCTTGGGTCTTTACTCTTCCTCGTATAAATGCGACAGCATTTGGATAACGTTTGAATAACTCTGGCAATACTTGTTTAACTTGTTTCCTATACGTTTGATTCAAACAGATCACACCAACCATGTGTTGCCATTTGCTTTTCACTTGTTGTTGTACCATTAAGTCTTCTCTCATGTCCAGTCTAGTTTCTCTATTGTAAATGGATAGTTTGCTTCTTTGTAAAACTTCTTCCTGTGTGTTAAATGACGTTTAGCAAATTTACAAGTAGAAGTGATATCCCATATCTGTACAAAGTCTTTGTCTTTGGCTTTACGTATACCCCTTCCAATGGATTGTATTACTCTAACAAAGGATTTGCCTGGTTCTATTAATACTAAATTAAATATTCTTGGTATGTTTATACCTACAGATGCAACACCATAAGTTGCAATTATAACTTTGTTATCTGTACTGCTAACTTCATCATACTGTTCTTTTCTGTCTTCTAGTTTCGTTTCTCCTTGTATAAAAACACTGTCTGGAATTAACGATTGTAATTCCTTTCCTGCTGTAAGTCTATCAATTAATATTAAAGTATTGCCTGTGTTTTTAATCTTGGTTATTAGTTTAGCCATATACTCTAAACGTTTTTTATTTGTTGTGAGATATTTCAATTCTTCTTGATAATTTTTATAGACGTTGGTGTCTAATAGTTGAACTATATTAACATGACATTTGGATAATACACCTTTGTCTTGTAATTCTTTCGCACTAATTTGATTAACAACAGGACCTATACCTGCTAGTATGCTTTGAAATTCGAACTGTTCTTTAGGCACTGTACCAGTTAATCCCCATCTGATAGGTGAATTTTTTAAATGATGTGTAAGCAATTTTTTCAATACATCTGCTTTTGCTTGATGCACTTCATCTATAATGACAGTTTTGACCCCATCTAAAAAATTTGCAAGGCTTAGAGTAGATTCTCCTGCTTTATCTTTTTTGTCTAAAATATTTAAACTTTGCCATGTGCAAATAGTGTGCGTCTTGTTTAGTTCTTTCCTGTCGCCGAAATATACGCCAACATCTAAACCTACATTTACATAATCTTCTTCTGTTTGCGTAACCAATGACTTGTTAGGAACTATGACTACTGTACGACCAAACTTTTCGCATAAACTTGAAAGACAAGCAGTAATAATTGTTTTACCAGCACCAGTGGCAACTTCTTGTAAACTCTGTGGCTCTTTTAAAAAA